GAGAACATGATTTCTAATGCACTGCTCACTAAGCCTCATGAGGTGAGTGGTCTTCTTTCACTGGTGTTCGGCACTAAGGACGATGGTGTGTCGACAGCCATTGATCTGATTACCGGTGGTCTGGGTAAGACCATGATTATTGAGAATCGCGAATATGAGTGGTCTGTGATGGTTGATAGCGAGCATGCTGTTAACATCCGTTGGGCTAAGTGGAATGGTCAGACAATCGATCTTTCTAACTATGCTACTCTCACTCCTGGTCTGAATGGTACTCCCATTTATCTCGGCCTTGAGGAGCGTTGGTTTGGTCCTGGCGCAATCCTCTCATTCGATGATGTGAACTTCCAGGTTCGCGTTAATGGTGTTCCCTATCAGGATGGCAGCACTTGGGTATATGAGTGCTATGTTGCTGAGGGTTTCTCAGGTGCTTATATTCCTGGTGAGTTCCTGATGCCAGGTCGCCAGGTGAGCCGTATCGGTTCAGCTTACGAGGAGTACAGTGATGAGGCAGATATCATCAACTATCAGACTCCGTTTAAGATGCGTAACAATCTTACTACGCTTCGTCTGAGCTATGATATCACTGGTGATGCTTATAGCACTGTCCTCGCTATTGCTCTGAAGGATCCCGAGTCTGGTAAGACTTCATATCTCTGGTCTGACTATCAGTACTGGATTGCTCTTCGTGAGTGGAAAAAGCGTGAGGAGAAGTTCCTCCTGTTCTCTAAGTCAAATCGTAATGCCGACGGTACTTATGCTATGAAGGGTACGAATGGACGTCCTGTTCCCATCAGTGCTGGTCTGTTCGAGCAGATTAGCCCCGCTAACGTTCGCTATTACACTCATCTGACTGCAGAGCTTCTTGAGGATTATCTGTTCGATCTCTGCTACAATATCCTCGGCACCAACGAGCGCAAGTTCATCGCTCTGACTGGTGAGATGGGTATTCGTGAGTTCGACCGTATCCTGAAGGAGAAGGTGGCTTCCTTCAATATGATTGACACTGTGTTCGTGACTGGTAGTGGTCAGAACCTCACCCTTGGTGGACAGTTTACTACTTATAAGATGACCAACGGCATTGAGCTTACTCTCAAGCGTTGTCCTCTGTTTGACAATATGGAGATGTTCCGTCAGCTTCATCCTCTGACTGGCAAACCCCTTATGTCATATACGTTCCTGTTCGTTGATCTCGGTCAGCGTGATGGTCAGGCTAACGTTGTGAAGGTTTGCCGTAAGGGTCGTGAGTTCGTACAGTGGTTCACTGGCGGTTCTGTTGCTCCTAACGGTTACGCTAACAGTATCACTACGCTGCGTTCTAACAGCCGTGATGGTTACCAGGTTCACTTCCTTGGTGAGATGGGTATCATGCTTCGTAACCCGCTGTCTTGCGGTATTCTGTACTGCGATGCTGAGGATACTGAGATCTCCAACGATGGAGCTTTCATGGTCGGAGCCTAATTATAAGACATACTAATCATAGCTAGGGGTTTTATCCCCCTAGCTCCCTGATTATATTCAATTCTAATGTAAATTATGGTAGTTGAATTAAAGATTAAAAAGAAGAATCCCTGGGCAGGGTTGATTAAGTATAAGAGCTGTTTTGATTATATAGCTCCTTATTATACTCGTTCCGGGTCGATTTATACGGGTCTTACACCCGAAGATGAAAGATATTTTGAGAAGGCTCTCGGTTATGAGGAGGGTCATCTTTCAAAGTCCAGCGATTTCTGGACAACATTTTGTGTTAAAATTGGATCGAAAACTTTACTCCTTGACGATTCTATTCCCCGTCAAGCAATGATAATCAAGTTCCTTAGTGGACATAAGCGTGTAGCTACGTCTCTTGATACTCTCAATGCAGGTAAAGACTACCTTTTGATTAATCGCGAAGCTGAGGCTATAGAGGCCAATAAGCAGAACAAACTGCGTAGAGATGCTATTAAAGAGTTTGACAAGCTTAGTCTTGAGCAGATGCGTAAATGCTTGCGTCTGTTTGGAGTTAAGGCTGACACGATGTCTAATGAGCTTGTAGAGTCTACGCTGTTTAATATGATCGATAAGAATCCTAAGAGGTTCTTTGACAAGTGGGTAGACAATAAGTCTAAGGAAACAGAGTTCATCCTTGAGGAGGCTATAGCAAAGGGTGTTATCCGTAAGGATAAGACACATTATTTCTACGGAACCGATATGTTTGCAGATAGTCTTGTAGATGCAATTGCTTACTTAGATAATAAGAAGAACCAGGATTTAAAGCTTTCGATAATCAACG